GTTGGCGGCAATATTCTTAGCGCATTGGTTCCATCAACTGCTGCTATTCGTGCGCTTGGCGCAACGACTGCACCAGTTCGTGCTGGTGCAATTGCTGGTGGAGTTGGCGGGACATTGCAGCCAGTGGCTACACCACCATCAAGAGACACAACACTGTCTGACCTTGTCACCGACACAAGGCCACAAGGCATGACCAACCCACAGTTTTTTGCTCAGAAAGTTGAGCAAGTTGGTGCTGGCACTGCTTTAGGTGCTGGTGCTGGATATCTCGGCGACAAGTTATCAAACATTCTGTTTGGTGCTAAACCTCCACCTATGCCAATGCCTGGTCAGCCAACTGTCAGCGGCGCTCAAGTCAATGTGACCACAACACCAACAGCTACGGGTACTGGTGGTGGTTCAACATTTGGCACTGTAGGACCAGACCCATCAGCTGGATTGACTGCTGCCCAAAGAGCCATTCTTGCCCGTGGCAAAGAAATGGGATTCCGCACAACACCAGGTCAAGAGACAGGCTCTAGGTCTTTGCAACAAATGGAAGCAAGGATGGAATCTAACCCATTCACTTCTGGTCCATTCAACACCATCAAGGATGCAAATACAAGAATTTTGAATCGAGCTACAGCCCAAAGTATCGGCGTGAATGCCGATGAGTTGAGCAACCCAGTACTAGCCCAAGCACAGCGTCAGATCAGCAATGTTTATCAAAGGGTTGCAACACCAGATGTAAAAAAATTAGATGGCAACACAATACAAACTGGGGTAGAGATTATTGACAAAGCCTTTGAAGGCTTAACGACTCAACCATTTAAATCAAATATTTTTGTAAAGCAATTGCAAGACCTTGCAATCAAGGGTGAAGCCAGTGGCAACCAGTTGCAGACATTATCGTCAAAGATTGGTAAACGTGCCAAAAACGAGATGACTACTGCAATGGGTGATCGTGAACTTGGCAGTGCTTTGTTTCAGATCAAGGAAATTGTTGATGACGCATTGGCGCAAGGCTTATCATCACAGGAACAACTTTTATTTCAGACAGCGCGTACCAACTATCGCAACTTGATGACCATCAGGTCCAACCAAGGTGTGATAAATCCATCAACTGGCAACGTGTCAGGCTTAAATTTAGCGAGTGCATTGACCCGTAAAGACCCTCAAGGCTTTGTGTTTGGCGCTAACCAAACACCAATGTACGAGGCCGCAAGGTTTGCCCAGGCATTTAGGCCAATTGTTGGTGACTCTGGCACTGCAACCAGATCAATGGACATTAGCCCATTGAGCATGATGCTGGCAGCACCCACAAATATTGCAGCTAGGGCATACACCTCACAGCCAGCGGCTAATTTAGCATCTTCATTGCAGACAGGTGTTGCGCCAAGAACGAGTCCAGCAACGCAAGAAATGTTAAGAAGAATGTTTCCCTCTACTGGGGCATTAGGCTTACTAAGTCTCATTGGACAATGAGCAACTAGGTTTTGGAACTTTCATAGGAGCATCACAATGAGCAAGCTATTTAGGGACGACAACGGGCAACTGACCACCTTTGGCGCACTTGGCACTACTGAGGTAATGACAGTCACAGCCACCAGCGCACAATCAGCAGCAGTAGGTGCTGGCGTCACCATGCTGCGCTTGGCTAACAGCTCTACAGCACACTGCCACTTTGCCATTGGCGCCAGTCCTACCGCCAGCCTGACCACATCAGCGATGCTGCCTGCAAACTGCATTGAGTACGTGGCCTGCGCTGGGGGTGACAAAGTGGCTGTAATACGTGGCGCTACTGCTACCAGTGTGTCTATTACTCAGATCAGCTAGGGGCGCATCATGGGGCTGTTGGACGATGATGAGGAGCTGCTGAGAAGGCCAGCGTTTGGGAATACCAAACTTGCTCGGCAGGTTGCAAGGACAAGGGCATTGCAGGCCGCAAGGTCAAATGATGTGAACACATTGCCTGACCCGCAAACCTATGCCTTCATGCATGGCTTGCTGGGTGAAGCGCCAGACCAGATGGGGTTCAGCCCCATGAACCCAGACTATGCCAAGATTATGGGCCGCGGTGAGCAGGGGATGCTTGCTGGCACTGTGTCTATGGTTGGACCAACTGCCAAGGCAATCAAAGGCTTGGCTGGACTAGGCGCCAAGGCACTAGGACCAACCGCGGTGGGCATGGGCGAGAGGTACTTGCAGCGGCAGGGATTGATGCCTGGCGTGGTGCCAGAAGGTGCTGGTGCCAAAGCATCAAACGCCAGGGAAGCTGAAGTTGCTCGAGTGAATCGAAGAATTGCAACAACAGGACAATACGTTGGAGCGCCACCTGGAGTTGACTCACCACAGTCATTAGGTGCAATGGTGAATAATTACTTGAGGGGAATGGAAGAGGGTATGCCGGGTAGAAATTTCTACACTGATTCAAGCAAGGACATTTTTGCAAGAACAGGGCAAGACATTACGCAGTCAGACCTTCTTGCACAGAACATTGCAACTCTGAGCAGAGCCAACAATGTTGCAGGCAACACTTCAATGTCTGCAAAAGCGCACATTCAAGCAGCCACTGGTGACCCTATAAAAACAGGCAGGTTCCCAAGTAAAGATTCGCCACCACTGCAGGCAATGTATGACGCAGGACAAGCGGAATATCTTGGTCACAAGCGCGACCCATTTGCTACACAGCTTGGTGTTGAATATGCACCCGAGCGCATTGGTAGAGGGGTCAACGATATGCATGAAGCTGAACTGATGGGGTACCCATCAGGCAAGGTTAGCGGAGCCACCCAACACGACTTTATGGACGAGGTTAGGGCAAGAGCAATTGAAAGAGCTAACGCCACACAGCTTGGTGGATTCAGCGATTGGAACACTGGCAATGCCCAGGCAGCAGCCTGGTCAGGGAACAAAATTAGGCGTGGTGATCTCTCGCCAGGTGACGCTGCAAAATCCTATGCCGACTACTTCCCAATGCATGAAGCCAATGCCACTTACGAGGCTGTAAGCAGCCCGGTTACGGGACAGCTGCAAGGACTACTGGATGCTCCTTTCGATGCAAAATTAGCATACACACGCGACCCAAGAGGGTCATGGAACACATCTGCATCTGGGCGTGACATTGGATACACCGCTGCCAATATGCTGCCTGGTGAGGCCGTTGAAACTGTTGGGAGGTTCAAGCAAACAGCACAGCCAGCAATGGTTGCAAGACCTGTCATTGGCACTGAAACAGCAGCAGATAAATCCAGGGTAATGACCCCAGGGTCTAAAAAATCAATGTCAGCGGTTGAGGCTGGACGAGCATACTTTGATGTTCAAGAGGCTGGAGCATGGCATAAGTTGATGCCTGCAGATAACGCCAACTCCTACACTGGTGCAAACATTAACTTTGGAAAATCTTTCACTCAGAAAGACATGGAAAAGATTGCCCCACTGTTTGAAAGCAAGGGATATTATTTAGCAAGCGCACCCAATGGGTTAACAGTCATTGCCAATGAATCAACAAAGGTTGGGAAGGATTTTGCAAACGAAATTAGAGGCATCATCAAAAGCAACAAAGCTGATTTCTCAAATGCGAACACTGAATTTGGGTCAATTGCAAGTGATTACATCGACTATTCAACGGCATACAAAAGCGGCAAACCTGGTTCAGTAACAACTGAGATGCTTAAATATTTGGATGCTGCGCCAAACACTGCTTCTCTTCTTGAGAAGAATCAAATGTACAGAGACACTGTACTTGCGCGAAATGCTCGAGATGCTGAAGCAGCACAGGCTGGTTTTGGTGTGAATCGAGCAGATGTAGTCAGAGCCAGGGAAATATTTGCAGCCCAAGGTTGGGAGGGATTAAGACGAGCTGCCGCGGCTGGGACGGTCCCAGCCTACTTCATGTCCTTGATTCCCGACAATCAAGATTGAAGTTGTGATTTTTTATTTTCCGCATTCTGATGTGCAATCTGCCGCGGTAGCATGATCGACACACCAGCGAAGACCCCCATCAAATAATCAGCGCGAATTTCCCAACGCTCATCGTGTCTATCCTGACGCCAATTTAGCTCTGATGCAGTCTTCTGCTTTTTTGAAAATAAATATTTCTTCATAGTTCCTCCATTAAGGATACGGGCAATCCTCTGGCACAAACGCCAGGCAATGCACACCAGCGTACTTCGTCCTGGTCTTAATCCAGCGATCGATGTAGGTATCAGGCATAAGCGCCAGTGACCTGCTGATTTGCGAGTTAGGCACGCTGAGAGCAATCGCCAGCTCACTGGCAGTCATGCCATCAGGCGCCAGGGCCAGGGTATCTCGGATGCGTTTACTCAAAACAGTGATTGTCATGTGTTCTCCTTAATGCCGTGTGCGGCTTCGGTTTGAAATACAAGTTTCAAAAGGTCGTTGCCGTACTTGGCGACAAGTTCTTTGGCTTGTATATGAGTCAGCGGCTTGCGCTGTGGCGGCTCGGTGTAAAGGGCAAAAGCTACGCAAGTACCGCCAATACGTTTAGCCTCTGCCTTGGCGTCTATCTCAGCAAACTCTCCACGCCACATCTTTGAGCAGCCTTGAACCGCCCATCCTATTTGCTCGGCTTGCTGCTCCAGCGCAGATTTAATGGCATGACGTACATACTTACGTTCATGTTTGTCTGTTTCGATGTATTCAAGGCACATCTTCAGTGCTTCGTCTTTAGTCATGTGTTCTCCTTGATGCCGTGGGCGGCTCTTTTGATGGCTTGATGCACACAATGAAACAGGGCTTCGTAGTGACCATGCTTCCCCTCTTTCATTTTCTTGTCGTACAAATCAATCACAAAGGAGTTCATTTCTGTTTTGTCGTATGCCACAGGATCCTGCATTGGTAGTGCATCAAGTATTTTTTTATAGCCAATTACTTCGCCTTCAAGCGCATGGATTCGATGCTTCAATCCACGAATGTCACCAATTGCGGGTTCCTGCACGGGCGGGGCTGCGGGTTGTTGAACATCGTCAATCTCTCCGCAGTGGTAACACTGCCATGTCCAGCAACCTCTGGCATCGTGGCAAAAGCGACACGTTACAGGCTCTTGCACTGGCTGTGCCAAGGCTTCGCGCAGAATAGTGACGGCTTTGTTGGCTTTGCCATAGTGCAACGCCTCCAGCGCCTGCTGAGCGGCTTTTCGTAAGTCAGTCATGTCCCCTCCTTGATGTTGTGGGCGGCTTTGTGTTGCTCGATAACTGCAAATAAATTGTCCATATTTTGCAAATCTGCGTCTCCCCAGCCCAAGTCGCCGCAAAAACTATCTAACGAGTTTGCAGCAGCCTCCAAAACCTCCAGCGGCACAAGCACATCATCCGTTAGCGGCTTGCGCTGTGGTGGGGCGGTGTAGAGCGGAAACCACTTGCCCTCTAGCTTGCCGGTAGGGTCTTTGTTCCCAGAAACAAAATCCCAATCATCTGCTTCTGGCATTGTTGTCCACGCCACCGGATCCTGCACTGGCAGGGGTGGCTTTAACTTGTGGTGGGCAGCAAGGCGAACTAGCTCTCTAGCCTCGTCTTGTTTATGTGAGTTACCGCCGTCTTGCCAAGGCTTATATTCCAGCTGGCTGTGCCACGTTTCGTAAAGCGCTTTTGCTGCTGCCTCGGCAGTAGTGACTTCTGCTTTGTGTGCGGCGACAAGGTTGGCAAAGCGTTGGAGGTCGCTTTGTTCAAAATAAACAAGCCCCTCGGAATACGCAGCACCAGCCTCCCGCGCCATGCGGATGATGTCGTCTTGTGTCATGGTGTTCCCCTTGCTTTCAGCATGTCGTCTGCCATCGTGTATGCAATTATTGCAAGTTTGTCGCGCTCAATGTCTTGGTTCATGGCAAGCCCATCCATGATTGCGCCAGTAAACACTGCCTGCATCGCCTTGGCAGCAAAGTAGTCGCGCAGGGTCATGCCTTTGCTGTATGGCGTATTGCCCCCTGTGCCGGTTGGAAACGCTGGGCCTCCTGTGTTACTCATTTCAGTATCTCCCTCTCAAGCACAGCAACCGCAGTGTCTATCTGTTCAAACAAATAGTGCGGTAATGATGTAGTTGTTGCGCCTTCGATTGCCGACAACAGCTTGAGTAGTTGAAGTAGTTCTTGCTTAGTCATAGCGACCCCCAGACAAAGCCAGCCACCACACCAAGGAATGTGATGGTCATCAAGACCAAGAAAATGATGGTGCCGTAATGAATGACATCATCAATCAAGCTGTAATCGTCATCGTTGTTCATAGCGTCACCTTCCTTGTCTTGAGTCCCCGGTGCGTGTAGCACTGCACTGAGCCATCCTCCAACAGTTTCCAACCTGCGTTTTCTCCACAGAGCTTTTGAATCAGTTCCTCTTTAGTGTCCACTGTCGCCTCATGCTCAGAGGGACCATCGAGCAGGTAAGCTGCCGACATGACCAGGGCGATTAGCACTGCCGCAACCCAGTTCATGCTTCCACCTCGAAGTCTTCAAAGGTTTTCATGGCCTCAATCTCAATGTCCTCAACCAGCCCGGCATCCAGCACCTCGCTGATGTCAATGCCGCCAACCAAAGCAAACTGCAACTCGCAGGTGGCAGGGTCACCTGGGCAGTCTTCAGTCTCGCGCTCCTCTTTCTC